TCGCCATGGCGTGGGCGTAGTTCCAGTGCAGGCCGTTGTCTGCCAGCAGGGCTTCTACCTTACTCATGAGCGCTTTATTCGGCTTGGCGGGGTTGGGGCGTTTACCGAATTTGCGGGCTTTGGGTTTGTAGCCCCGTTGCTTGAGGTGCTCCATCACTTTGTACAGGTCGCTAATGTGCATATCGGCACAGCTGCGCTGGCCGGTGGCGGCTAACAGCATGGCACGGTAGGTCTCGTCATCCAGAGCCAGCTCTTTTTTGGCGATGTGGATGCGCGCCATCATGGCTTTGCGGTTGTCTTTCATAGGGGCTCCAATACGTTTATCAAATCTGTCTTTGATAAAAGCACTGCGCCCCCATCAGGAGGCAAGTGTTTCTTCGGATGTGATCAGCTCAATGCCTTCTAGCTTTTTAAACTGCCTCACTAGGGATTTGGCGGTTGTAAAACTTGGGCCGTAATATACGTAAACCCTATCTATGTCAGGAAATGCATTCTGTGCACGGCGCTTGCCTAAGTCCTTGATGATTTTGGCCTTCTGTTGGTGAGACCAAAGTCGTTTGGAGCGTTTGCGCCATACGTCTGGGATAATAGCTGGGCGATCAATACTGTCAGGCAGAAACCAGCCGCCTTTAATTGTGCCATCAATGTAAACGGCTAATGCCGTCTTTGATTCGCTTTCCTTTACGCGCTGAATAGTGAGCGTATGGTCTTGATAACGAAATTTAACGCTGACAAAGTAGCCAGCCATTTCCTTCTCTAGCTCGGCCCATTGTTCTTTTGTGATCATTGGTTAGCTCCTCAAAAATGGCCGTGGGTATACGGCCACTTTTGCTTTTTGGTTGGCTTATTTCAGTGTGTCTTTCAGGGCTTTAGCCGGCGTAAACTTAGCGACTGTCGTAGCTGGGATGTCGATGGGTTCGCCGGTTTGCGGGTTGCGTCCGGTACGGGCGGCACGTTGGCTGAGGCTGAATTTGCCAAGCCCCGGCAAGGTGATTTCGCCACCATCTTTTAGCGCGTTCTTTGTTACTTCACCCACGCTCTCCAGCAACGCCTCTACATCTTTTTTGCTCACTGCACGATCATGCACAACCTTCATTTTTTGGGTTACCGCTTCGATCAAGTCTGATTTTTTCATGGTGTCTTTCCTTTGGTTTTATTGGCTGCTCTTCAGTACCCAGACGCCACGCTGGATAGACGCCCGCATGGGCGTTTCGCTTAATGGTCAGGTCTTGCTTGTATAAATCCGAGTGCCCAGCGAAGGGCGTCATAGACACCAGCCTCGTAGGTGCCTTCCTCATGATCCGTGGTTCCTTGATCACAATGTTGCTCTGCCCACTCAAGCACTTCGGCTAAGTCGGTTTCAGCTACGCGCACGTGTATGTCCATTGAGATACTCCTTCACGCTTGTGGCTTGGCGAAAGACAATGCCTTGTACGCCGTGTTTTTCGATTTTTTCAAACTTGCCGCAGTCCAGGTGCAGCTCATCACCCCGTTTGCAGGCTTCGACGATGATGTCTTGCATGGCGTTAACCGCTGCGGTGGCTTGTCCTTGGGTGAGTCGCCCCACGCCTGCTACGTAGTTGATGAGCGATTGTTTGGTGTAGACCGTCATGGCAACTCCTACAGCTTCGCTAAGTCCAGGGCGATGGGCTTGAACTGGTCGGTGTCGCCACAGCGCTCATAGAGTCGGATGTAGGATTTGCTGCCGGTGATCTGGATCGAGTCGGCGATAGCTTCCATAGCGGTTTGCCAGTCGCTGTCGTCGATTTTGATGCGCCGCAGGGCCAGTATGCGGGTGGTGCTGAGGTTGCCTTGTCTATCTACTTGGAAGGCTTGCTCGACCAGTGCTTTGATTTCGGTACCGGAGTGTTCTGTCCAGCGGTGAATGCATTGGTCGATGAGCGCTTTGGCGGCTAATAGGCGCTCGTCAAAGGTGATGTGCTCCGCAATGGAGCGTTGTATTTTGTATTTGCCATCGTAGCTGGTAAGACTCACATTGCCTTTTTTGCCGCCGAGTTTGACGTCGTAGCGCTCGGTGGATAGCTCAACTAAGGCGGCTACGTCTCCAAAGGCGTCGACTTTGAATTGCAGCATTGCTTGCTGGAGTTCTTTGGCTTTTTTGACCAATTCTAATACCAGCTCGTGGCGCTCTAAGTCGATGGGTTCAACGTTTTCAAGCGGCACTAGGTGGCCTAGGTTGTTTTTCAGGTAACCGGCTTGAATGTTCAGTTGTTCGTTCATAGTGCTTGTCTCCGAATCATTTCGATGTTGTTGTGCCGGTTGAGCAGATCGGCGGCGTTGACGTTGCGCAGGGGTACGACGGCTTCGCTCAGGGTGCTCAGTGCTGAGGTTAGAATGGCGCGTGTGGTGGTGCCGTTGTCGAAGCGCTCCAAATCGGTGTTGAGTAGCGCTTCGGGGACACGGGCGGCGTGCTCTAGAGTGCTAACGCGGTTTTTTAGGTTGCGGCCTAAGAGCGTTAGTACGCCATTGCGTGTGTCGGCGGTCAGGTCGATGATGTAGTACTCGTTCATGAGTAGTTCTCCTCTGTCCAGCGGATTTCGCAGCCGTTCATGTTGGCGGCCATTTCACATTCGCGGCCTCCGGCGCGGCGGGGGCGTATTACCTTCCAGCTAATCGGTAGGCTGTTGTGGCGCGGCCCGTGTAGTAGGTTGATACGGGGTAACGCGCCTTCGATGCTGATGTGGGTGACGGTCATCCCTTGGTTGATCAGCTGGGTAACCGCGCTCTGTACTTCTGTGAGCTTTTGGGTGATGTGTTGGTTTTGTGGGTTCATGGTTGTTCTCCACAGTTTTTCGGGCATCCCTGGCAGGCTCTAAACAGCTGCACACGTTGTGGGTTGCTGGGTGTGAATTTGGCGTTGCGGTGTTTTTGGCACTCGTCCCCCGTGATCTCGCCTAAGACGGGACAGTCAATTTTGTCTAACGCATGGCTGATGGTTTCTGCGATTTCAACGGTGCCTGCGGTGTATTTATTGCTCAGCAATAGGCTCACGGTTGTGCGTGATACGTTGAGTCGTTTGGCGGCTGCACTGCGGCTACCTGTGTCATTGACCAGTGTCGCAAGCTGCTGGATAAAGTGGGGCGGCTGTTCGCCCCATGCGCTAATGTCGACGGGGCGTTTCATAGTGCCTCCTGTGGGTCATCTGCGTGCATGACTTTGTTTAGGTTGGGGTCATACACCACCCCAACTCTCTGGATTTGTGGAGGTCGTGGGCCTGTATCCATTTTTGGAATAAGGGTGATCACTTCAGGCTCTCCCCTCGCCCCTACGGCGCGATGTACAACCTTTAAGTAACCCGCTTTTTTAAGTGCTCGGAGGTATTTGCGAACGTGATTAATTGTGACCTCTATGCCACCCGCTTCTGCATGGCCTAGTAGCTTAAAAGCATCGGTGGCACCCAACGCTCGCAGGCACTTCCAGATAGCTTCTTGCATTAGCCCCATCGTGACAGGCTGGCCGTCTTCATTCAGACGCGGTGCTTCGATACCGTTGTTTTTTATCAACTGGTAATCACCTTCGCCTAGCTTTACGACATATCCGCCACGCTCTAGGCACTGCACATACCGTTTTGCTGTATCTTTTTTAACTTCGGCGCTGTGAGCGACCTCCCCTATCTGAAACTTGTCCTGATTGATTCGGATTTGCTCCCACACGCGCTGCCGAATGGGCTTACCGCCCACCAGCTCCATTTGAATGGGCTTTCTTCCTCGCACGTTACGTTCCTGTACAGCCATGTTCATCCGAGCCTCCGTTTTGGTGCATCGCCCGTGTAAAGAGGTCGCTTGCCCCATGTTTTGCGGTCAACCATTGGCCAGCCTGCGGCAGCTGACTCTTCCTGAATCATTTCCAGATTTACGGCTACTCGACGAACACTTCCGGCGCTGAGCTTCACTACATGCTCAAGCAGGTCATCGGCTACTTCGATAGAGGGGGCATAAATAGGGAGTAGTTTGTGAGCGTCATCCAGGCTTACTGGTTGGGCGGGTACCCAGCTGAGAATACGTCCGTGGAATCGTTCGAACTTTTTCAGCTTGTTTGGTAGCTGCTCCTCGCCTATCAGCAGAATGGCGGCTTGAGATGATTCATAGATGTCTCGAACAACTTCAACACCGTTTTTATCAACAACGTGATCCATTTCATCAATGATGAGCGGGCGGCCTGATTGGGCTAACTCTTCTGCCACTTGATCCAGTAGTTCGGGTATCGTGCGCTGAGGCGGCATCCCCATTTCTGAAACAATTGCCATCAAGAGCGCTTTCTTCGTCCACACCGATTTTGCTTGCACGTAATAGGCTCGTCGGCGGATCGATACGTGTACGGCTGCAACCGATTTGCCCCAGCCACTAGGGCCATAGAGGCAAACCATGCCGGGCAAGGTAGCTGTGCGTGAAATGGCACGTTCAAGCGCCACATCGCATAGGCTTAGGTTGTTGATGTCTGCAATACTGTTCATAATATCTCCGTGGTTTTGTAGGCCATATCGGGGGGCGTTGATGGCGGTCATCGCTTTCCCCATCTTCATTTACTCTGCGTACCGCTTATTCAGCGATGCGAATTCTTTTGTTTTTGGGTATGAGGTCAGCCAGAACTCGTGCTCTGTCGGAACGGGTGTCCCATTCATATATCGCTGATACGTTTCCATTCGCTCTGAAGGCGTCATATCTGCAGGCATCCGTACGCTTTCGATTAGCGTTGCTTCAACCACTTCGGCGTCTTCTGTACTTGCGCGTTCTTTCATGCGCTTACGAATGTCGGTTACGTTACCTAAGCCGGGAATGACAACCGGCTCATCTTGCGTTAGTGCATAGCTTCCTGTGCGCTCAGCTTCGATCTCGTCACGCTTCACGTCGATGCGCTTGAGACGAGCGTTGGCGCGTTTTTCGCGGGCTTGTTCAACATAGGGCATCGGCATGTAGTGTTGTTGGTTAGCATTCCATTGGGCTTTGCAGATCTCACGACCTGTTTCTTGCTCGTATATCCATATCCATTCGGCATCATGGATATCAAAGGCAATTTGTACTTGTTCTCCGTGAAACTCAGTTAGCGCTTGGTTGAAGTAGATGTTGTTCATCAAGCGTATTTCACAGCGCTGTACGATGCGGGTAACCCGTGGCCGGAAGATTAATGCGGCTTCGTCTTTGCTTAGCTGTTGGGGTTGCCAGCCTTTTTTCTCGTGCATCTCCCAGCATTCGTTGGGGCTGATGTGGCGGCGGGTCATGCCGTCGTGTACTTTGCCTAGCGAGGCATGGGGCTTTGTGTTGTAAAAGTCGATGCGGTCATTGCAGAATTTTATGAAGTCGTCCCACCCCATAAGGTGGGTTTTACCATTTGCTTTAATCGCTTTGCGGCTAAGTTTGTGGTGTAGCAGTGCAGCTTCCCGATCCATATCTTTGCCTATGTATCCTGCTATTTGCTTCGCGCCATCCACCCATAGGGTTTGATGGACGCGTTCGATCACTCCACGAGCTTGGGAGTTGTAAGGTAATGAATGGCTGATCTCGGTACCTAAGCGGGCAAGTACGCCGACGCTTTGGTCTTTTAATAGGGCGTTGCAGTAACCAGATCCGTTATCTACGTAGAGGATGGCGGGTACGGCTTTTTGGCAGCTATCTATTAGGGCATCTAGTACCGCTAGGCTGCTTTCGGCTAGGTCGACTGAGTATCCAACGGCTCTGCGGGTTGCGATGTCGATAAAGGTTGTGATTTCTGGTCGAAAAGGTCGACCATGTAATGGATGTGAAACTTCGGCGTCAAAGGTATGACCATCGGCACTATAGATATCGCCTGGTACAAGCTGGTCAAAGCTGCGGCGTACGAATGGGAGGATGTTTTTTAGTTCCCTTTGTCCCATTCGGCCTTGTTCACGGCTAACGTTCCCCATCTTTTTTAGGAATCTCCGTACTGCATGAATGCTGGGGGTGTTTTCTGGCCATTTCTCAGTAAATGCGCGATAGGCGTGTTCTACTGTGGGCTTTTCTGGACGTTGGTAGCAGCGTAGGAAGGTTTCAGCCCATGCTGGGATTATTAGCTCTTGTCGTGCTTTCGGTGCTAGATCCTTGTTCGCGGGTGATAACCAGCGTTTTAGGCTGCGTGCGCTAGGATATGGGCCGTTACCTCGTCCTCTTGTGTCTTTAGTTAAGCGCAGGGCTTTGTCTAACACTGGGTTGATGACTTCTAACGCTCCGGTTTCTGCTTGTGTCAAAAGTGTCGTTATTGCGGCTTGCTTGGTAATTCCCTGCGCGTTCATTTCTTCAATTGCTCGAATGATCGTTGCGCGAGCGTCAGCGGTTTCACGCTGTTTGTGGGTATATGCACCTTTGCCACATATATTTATTGCGCGATGGGTGATGGTTGGTAACAGGTCTGCCACGCGTTGGGCTTCTATCGCATGGCGAGCTTCAGCTGGGAGGTTGCTGATATGGTATTCATAACCTTTACCGAAGGCTTTCTTCTGGGATTCCCAGCTTTCTCTGCTGGCTAATTTGTTGATTCCTCGCTCTGTTGAAGGTAGTCCAGGAAGGCCCGCCAGTTCCTGGATGGTAAACCACTGCTTCATGCGTCAGCCTCCAGTAGGTTAAGTTCGGGTTGTTGGCTTTTCGCTACGTTGCCCCGCTGGTGAGCGAGATCTTCTATTAGGGTTGAGAGTGAGCTGATGACTTGCTCTTGATCTTCTTTTCCTTCCCAAAAGCTGATTAATTCAGCGATAGCGGTGTGGGTGAAGATGCTTAGGTCGTTCAGTTCTTTGTGCTCGGCTTTTCTGCCTGTAGGAATGTTGATAACTAATTTGTTGGCGCTGTAGGCCAAGTAGTGGGTTACGTAATCACATCGGCAGGCGTGTTCGAAGGGGCGAATCTTTATTGCGGGCATACGGCCCGATTCCATCCATTTATATAGGGTGAAGTGGCTGGCTTCTCCCATTAGGTCGGATATCTGTTCTACCGATAGGTTGTGCATGTCTTTGGCATATCGGATACAGAGTTCCATCGCATGCCTCATGCTGGTACCGCGTTCTCTTTTCCAATTTATTCTGGCCATTGGGCTTACCACCTGGATCATTGTTCTAAACAAACTTTTGCTCTGCTTCTGTGCCTTTGTGATACCCGCTGATAGGCTGATCTCACTTACAGAGGAGAGACAGATATGCATTTATGCGACATTCCGCTGCTTATCATTGATTTCGGTGATAGACTTAAAACCACGCTTGTCTTGATAACGCGTGGGCCAAATCTCTTCGGGCTTGACGCCAAGAAATTCGGCTATGATTCGTTCAGCCTTCGGATAGGGGGCTCGGAATACGCTGTTAAGGGTGCGTGGGTTTTTATACCCATGGTGGCGAGCCAGCTCGGCAAGGCTGGTTCCCTTTTTTCGGATTGCGGCCATGATGTCCTGATGGTGCATATCCTTGGTAGTTGAGTGAGTGTTTAGCTTGCTCATTTTTTTGGCCTTGCATTAGTGAGTTGTAATTAGTCACAGTCATTCATATCTGTAATTAATCTATATCATTAATGATAGACCTGTAAAGCATAAATGCGAGTTCTTTTTCTTATTTTTGATAGATTTGCTTCATTTGTGCGTTAAGTGTTTGATTTATTTGGCTCTAAAGCTTGGCAGGTATAACAAAAATGAAAGAGAATTTAGTTCCTTTTGATGCTTCAGGTATCGGAACACGTATCGAAGAAGCCAGTGCCAAGGTGGGCGGCAAGCGTTCTCTCGCAAAAATGATAGATATTTCTGAGGCTCAGCTGTATCGGATCATCGCTGAAGACAGTAGTCCCAAACTGGAAACAGTGGTCGCTATCGCTAATGTGACGGGCGTTTCGTTTGCTTGGCTGGCGGTAGGAGTGCCAGATGCGCAATTAGAGAATGGTAACGTTGCTGATAACAACGAGTATGACTTTGTACCTTTATATGATGCGCAATGTAGCGCGGGGCATGGTTCCTGGAATGAAAACGCCCAGGTACTGACTAACTTAGCTTTCACGCGCTATTCACTGCGCAAGAAGGGGTTAGATTCCAGCACGCTATCAGCGATTCGAGTCGATGGGGATTCAATGGAGGGGGTGTTGTCTGATGGTGACGCGGTCTTGGTTGATCATGTGAGAACAGAAGTCAGGGGCGAAGGCATCTACGTCATCCGCATGGATGGACATTTATACGCTAAGCGCCTGCAGCGTACCTTCGATGGGATTGAGATAATCAGCGAGAATAAGGCCTATAAGGCTATCTCAGTACCTAAAGAAAGAATTGATGAGTTAGAAGTGATCGGCCAGGTTGTATGGGCCGCTAGTTGGATGATTTAAAAGGAGAATATGAGAGATGGAATTTAGCCCAACGGCC